TCCAACCGTTCTGTTTCCATAACGTTCTACCTCGGCTTCATATATTTCAGGTAGATATTGTTGTGCGAAGTCATTACCACCGCCGCTGTTAAAATTTAAGTAGTTAGAACTTAAAGTAACTGGCTGAGCAGTAGGTATCAAACTTCCAAACTGAGGACTTAATACACCCATTTTAAATAGTTTTAATTGTTAAATTTACTTTTTTTAATTCTCAATTTTGAACTATCTACACCGTCTATAGAACGAACTTTAAAACCTCCAAGATTAATATCCCCCGCTGTTTGACGAGTTTCAGTAGTAGGGTTCTTAGAACTTTCTACAACTGTTTTAATCCCATCAGATTTACCTTGTTCGTAAAAATGATTTACTATTTTGTCTATATTTTGTGCAGCATACATAGCTTTATGATAACCTTTCGTATCTTTAACATTACCTTCTTTATCCAAGAACCTCTCGACGAAGTTGTTTAAATTAGATTGATTTTCTGCAACCGCACTGGGATCCTTGACACCGTATCTATACTTCTTTTCACCAACTTCGAAATCAAAACCTTTGAATTCATTAGAGAACATCTGTTTAGTGCTGTCAAGAAATTTTTTATGCTTTTGCGTAGCTATTTCTTGTTCATTATTATAGCGGTTGAAGAATTCCATAGCCTTTTGCTGTTCTTGTGTTACGCCGGGCCTCAACTTGATTTCGTCGTAATACTTTTGTTTTAAGCTTTCTAAATGGTTACGTGCTTCTGCAACTGCTTCTTTTTTAGCGAGTTTCTTTTTTTTGACGTCTCGCTCTTCGTCAATTTCCGTATCATAACTAAACTCTTCTTCTATAACGAAATCTATTTCTTCACTATCTAGATGTGGTTTAGTATTTTTATAGTATTCTTTTAATAAAACATCTTCATTTACATTAGTATAATCAGCGTTTAATCTAGTGTAATCTTCTATTGTTCCACCAGTTTCTTCCATGAAATTAACTAGTTTTTCAATATTCTCTGGTAATTCTTTACCTGAAACCTCGTCTATCTCTAGATTTTCTGGTTTTTGTATCGACTCTTCGGCCATCTCTTGAATTTCTTCAATAGGCGAGCTGGACTCTTCGTCGGATTTGTCTCCTCTAGTGTCCACCTTTTCGCCATCTCCGGCTCGTTCGCCCACATCCACCGTCTCTGTTTCTCCGATTTGAATGGCATCGTCTTCTGTTTTAGTTAAATCAACCTTTATTGGTTCTTCTACTTTAGCATTAGCTTCTAATGAAGTATCTACTTTAGATAAATCAACTTTAAAAGGTTTATCTTCTGTTGTTTTAAATTGTTTAGGTTTAGATTTTGTTTTCATATCTCCACCTTCTGATTTGACTTCAGGAGCCACCTCAGGTTTAGTTGTTTGTTTTTCTGACATAATATAATATTATAAAATTAATTAATATCTGCAGTGCCAGCAAATTGGTCTGCAGATTCTGCTTCAAAATTGGTAGGTAATGCACCTGATCTTCTTTGCTCGATCATTTTACTTTGTTGAGTACCTTCCATTTTAGTTCTTTTGTCTTTACGATCCTCAATTCTAGTCTCCTTTTCTTGCATTGTTTGCATTTCTAATTCCTTTAAATCCATATCAAATTCATGCTGTTGCTGCATTTGTTGTGTTTTTAATTGGAATTCTGTTTGCATTCTTTGAATTTCTAATTGAGCTTTAGCTTGTTCAAATTCTACATTAGCAGCAGTCATTGCTTGGTTTTTCTGTACTTCAGCCATTGCTGCCGCTTCTGATGCTTGAGCTTGCGCTTGACCTTCAGCCTGTGCTTGAGCTTGTTGAGCTTCTTGCATAGCTTGGGCTTTCTTCTTACGCTTTTGTTTTAATACATCATTAGCTAATTTAAGATTTTTTATTTGTCTTATATCTATAGCATCTTCTAAATCTATACTACCTTGTTGAAGAGACATTTGAATGTTTTGTTCTAACATTTGTTTATCTTCTTCTTCAGGTTCTAATTGTAAATATATACCAAAATCATGAAGATTTAAGTTCTGTATTTCAGCTAACGTTCCAGTATTATAAGTAGATATAGAGCTTTTGAGAGAATTTAATGTTAAAGGATAATTTAATGAATCAGATACTTTCAGAGCAACGTTCTCACATGTTCTTAGTATTAACCATAATCCAGCATCTAATATATGTCTTGTGGCTACGTTAGATTGATTAGCTGCCATTTTCTGTAAACCAACTAAAGTATTTTTATCAGGTACAGATCCATCTCTTGCTTCATTAAGCCCGGTCACATCTCTTATGAGTTGTAAATAATACTGATAAGTTTGAATTAAGCTAGATATTTTTTGACCACCAGAAGATGTTTGTAATTCTTGAATAGGTACTTTACCTGGATTCATATCACCTTCTTGTGTCATTGATCTACCAACAATACTACCAGTTTGAAAATACATATTTAATGCTTCAGCTGGGTTATAATTAGTACCATTACCTAAATCTACTTCAGCTAAACCATCCATATCTAAGAATACACCATCTGGAACTATTCTAGCAATTACTTGTTGTAGTTTTAAATGAGTTAATTGAATCATATCAGCGAACCCAGTTATTTTGCTTACTATAGAGTTTATTCTACCTTTATATAATCGTGGAGCACAAATAGCATAACTCATTTCTACCTTAGTCGTATCCGCAAATGGTCTACTCATGTTTTCAGATAACTTCCATTCTATTAATTCATTATTACCAATCACCTTACAACCCTCATATAATACTTCTATTTTTCTTTCTACTCTCTCGAAGTTATCATTTTCAGGAGGATTAAACTCATCTGTTTTAATTAAAGCTTTTTCTAAACCTTGATCAGTTTGTTTTATTTTAAATACTTGATTGTTATAAGTTTTATATTCAAAAAATAAAACTTGAACAGTATTTTGATCATAAGTCTGCCAACCATATAATTGTTGATTATTATAACCTCTAGTTTGCTGTATATTTTCTAATTGAGATTCAGTTAAATGAGGAAATTGTTTAGCTATTTCTGGAATAGTTAAAGATTTAACTTCACCAACATAATATATATCTTGAAAGTTAGGATCTTCTGTGTAAGAATATATTAAATTAGCTGGATCTACATATTCTATTTTTATACCATTTGCTTTATTCCATTCAGTTTTAATAGCACCAATACCTAAAGTAACTAAATCATAATAAACTCTTTTTTTACTAACATCAAATTTGTTTTTTGCTAGAGTATTATCTATTACTTCTTCTTCTGCAATCTCCACAGCTTGTTTATAACTTAACTGCATGTGAAGATCTAATTCTTCTTTATTTTCGGGTAAATTAGCAGGATCAGGACTTTGAAATTGATTAATTCCTAACTTACTTTGTAGTTCATTTAAATAAGGTTTAGCTAACATGTCTTCATATATAGCGTTAGCGTAATCAGTTCTTTTCTTTAAAGAAACTGGATCTTGTGCGTAAGCGTTTATCTCAAACACTTTATTAGACATACCATTAACTACTATATCTACGAATTTAGAAATTACTGGAACAGGTTTCCAATCTAAATTAAGATAAGACATGTCACCATTTATAGCAAGTTCATCTTTATATTTCTGTACAGGTTGTTCACCTCTCGCATAAAGTCTTAACGTATGGAATCTATTATAAGATGTAGCAAATCTAGTACCATTACCACCTTGTCTCCACCACTCACTTTCGATAGCTTGTGCAACTCTTCTTCCATAATCAATAGAAGATTTTTCAGCATCTGGCACTACTTGGCTCGGAAATGCGCTATTTGGATTTGCGTATATATTCATTTACTTAATTATTTTTGACACTATTCCTTTGTTGTCATATTTTTTAATTCCTAAATCAACTTTATCAATTTTTCTTCTACTTACAGGCGCGTATCTATTTTTGTTACACGCCATTAAAGCTAAACCTGAACTGATAGAAGCATCATGTGTTGTTCTATTATTTATATCAAAAGAAGCCCAATCTTCTAGAGTACGTTGAAAATATATATCTCCGTATCTATCTCCATTAAAACCAACTTTTGTTTCTATATATGATTCAATTGCCGCAGCATGTGCTTGTTTAATATCTTCACTTGAATTAGGTATTCCACCTATTTCTTTTTCTGTTACTGATAATTTAACCCAAAATTTATCTGGTCTATTCATTGCAAAACCCCTATATCCTCTTCTTTTAAAATGATATAATAATCTTGGTTTATTATTCTCTGCTAATATTGGCATTCCATAAAATACACATGCCATTAAAACATCTTCAAAAAATATTTCAGCAGTTTGTGGTCTTGCTATATATTCTAAGAAAAAATGATCAGCTGGAGCATTTTCCATACTAAACTTAGTTAATCCATGCAAGGATCCATTAGATCCTCTTTTATCAACCGTACCTGATATATCATAAGGATCACATCCAAACGCACCCATATGTTCATTACCAGGGTATTTTATACCATTTTTCTCTACATATCTATTTTGCATATGAGATTCTGGTATCCAAGTTATTAAAAATCTACCCTGTGTATTTGGAGCAAATATAACCCTAGAGTCTTTGATACCGTTTTCCCATAAAAAATTTCCTTTACTTATACTAGCTTTGTTGTTAGAGTCTTCGTTAAAATCTATTTGTTGATATATCTTAGTTAGATTAAATAAAGATGATTTAGATTCATCTCTAAAAGCATGTTTTGTTGTTCTTGGAAATTGTCTATAAAATTCGTTTAAACCATCTTGATCGTTTTTTAAACCTTCGACTTCATTTTCCCAATATTCAATAACTCCGATGTCAATAAATCCTCCTTGTGGACCTGTGACTTCAGAGGTTGGGGTATCGAAGACAGGTATCCCATAAGAATCAATGTATCCTTCGTAGTTCCATTCCATAGGTATGAACAAAGAATATAATCCCGAGCTTGTCTGTCCATTGCGGTTTCTTTTTGTAACATCTGAATCATCGTATAGTTTTTTAAAGTTTCTACCTCCTTTATCTAAAGCATTAGAAGTAGATCCCATCATACATTTTCCTATAATCTTACTACCTAATCTCAGTGTTGTTTTTGTAACCCTCCAATTATTTAATATATTATTAGGTTTTTCCCATTTTCCACTTTCATCATGAACTAATAGTTTTAATTTTTCACCATCATAACTATTATCTCCAGTATTTTTCCAATCAATAGTTGTATCTAACCCCTGTAACTCCGAACTTTCTGTTCCTAACTCTATCTTTCTTCTAGTAAATTTAGAAGCTGGTACTCTATACGCTAATTCTGTTTTAGGTCGATCCATACCATCTTGAATCGGTTTAAAAAAGAAAGGATAGTTAACTGATATTGGTACAACCTTGTCAGTAAACATCTTTTTAGCATCTGGTCCAGTTTTAGATAATATTCCATACCTAGAATCACTAGATATACTAGCTAGATTTACAATTTCTCCTGAAGCCATAAATGAAAAACCAGATCTACGGTTTTTAAGGTAGCACATACCATAACATCTTACATCAGCTTTACATGCTTCCCAGAATAAAAAGAATAACCTATTTGCTTCTCTAAAATCTGGTGGTCCAACATCAATCTTACTCCATTGTAAATACATGTAGTGTGTTCCAGTTAAATAAGTAGGAATTCCTTTATTATAAAACCAAAATCCTTCTTCACGTCTTTTAAATTCTTCATCAATATACTCAAACCATTTTTCTTTAAAATCCTCTGGATAATCTCGCCAATCAAAAACTGTTTTAATTCTAGTTAGTGGTTTTGGATATTCTGTTTTAGTCCATTTATCTTTTTCAAATTTATGAACATTTTTAGGTTCTTTAGGTAAAGCGATTTTAAGATTTTGTATTTCATACACTTCACCAATCTCCCCTGTTTTAGATACAACTACAATATCATGTTCTTTATTATATCCATAATCCCATTTTTTATACCTATTCATTCGCTTAAGAACTTTAGGCTTAACATGATTATCTAATACTTTATATAAAACTTGCTTGTACATTACTTAGACCTCCCTTCTGCAAAACCTTTAAAAGTTTTTTCTTTTTTAACTTCTTCTTTAGGTTTATCTTCTAACATATTTTTCTCTTCTTCAAGTCTATTTAGAATTTCAAAAGCATCGAATATAGCTAATTTTTTAGTAGCTGCAGCGTTCTTAAGTCTATCTGCGGAAATATCTGGACCATAATCTATGATTGGTTCTTTAGCAACTTTAATTAACTCTTTAACTGCTACTTGCCCAGCCTGGATTATATTCTTCTTCGTTTCCTTTGTACTCATATTTTATAATAATATCATTTGATTCCATACAATAAATTCGTTTACCATCTATAATAAACTCCCATTCACGCCCTGGTTTATATCCAACTAAGTCTCCTGGATTAATATCAAGTGCTTCTAATTCATTATTACCTATTTTTAATACACCTACACATTTTTTCTCTAAATCTAGTGTTAGAGAATCAGTATCCTTAATTGGCATTATAAAGCATCTATCTAAAAATGGTAACCATTTATCATCTTTTTTATATAAATAAATTTGATTTGGTTTACAAAAATATAAATTTTCTTTAAAATATTGTGAACTATTTCTCTCATTTCCTCTTACATCATACCATCTTCTAAATATATTATGATGTATTATCACTTCATCACCTTCTTTTATATCTGTACAGTAAGCGATGGGAGTAGACACAACTATCGCGTGTCTACTTACCATTTTATGATCTTCAATATTTGTATTAACTACTAATGTAGTATCACCTATATTAATTTCATTATTATATCTACCGTTCTTAGGTTTTATAATAAAATTATATATACTATTCATTAATATTCTAAATCATACTCTACAGATATAGCCATGTTAGAGTTAAATTTCTTCCAAGGCATTATCTCATCATCTTTTTTTATATAAATATTATAAGAATTATCTTCCTCATTTAGACTTATATTGTGTATAGTGTGACCACCATACACTTGTTGTCCGATAGAATAATGCATTGCTTCGTTTTTATAATCAGCACCTATACTAATCTTTCTTATAATAGAGTCCATGTCTTACTTTTCTTCAGTCTTGTCCTCTGCTTTTACTTCTTCATAAGAACCATCAGTTAAGTTGATATTTACTGAACCGTATTTTTCTTCTAGTTCTTTTTTAGTAACCTCTAAATCTTTTAGAAAAGCTTCATAAGCTTGCATTACTTCAACTTTTTTTACTTCTAAAGAACCTATATCTAAAATACATCTTTGTATTTTATTAGTTTGTTCTTTAACTGATTCTAATTCTTTTTCTTCAATTTTTTTAATTTCTGCCATTTGATTTAATTTTAATTATTATTATTACTCTATATATTTATCACTTATTAATATGTGATTTTACTTTTTAAATATGCTGCTCGCCTTTTCTGTCGTGCGTCCACCAAAATAGGCTAACACAACCGACATCATTATCTTCTCAAAAGTGTCATTCCATAATTCATTTATATGAAAAGGCAGTGTTTCTATACTATCTAAAATACCAGCCATCGAGAATATAACTATACACCACACTAATACTAGTGGACGTACATTTTTACTTAGCCATGAATCAGACATAGAATCCGCTTTCCATCTAGATGTGATAGCTTCTATTTCTTTTGTTTGTTGTTCGTATATTATTTGTTGTAGTTTTACTTTATCCTCTGCAGGAGCATCGGCTTTAGTAATGGCTTCAATAGCCTCTTTGGGTGAAGTTACGCCTTGTAATACATTTCCTAAAGTAGGATTTATTACAGAAGCTGCTCCAAAAAGCAGTTGCCCAACAGTTGTGTCTTTAAATTTCTTTTTTGCCATTTTATTTATTATAAGGAAATAAGTTATTTAATTTATCTTTTCTTGATTGACATCCACATCCACCTGGTATACTACTAGCTAATTTTTTAATTCCCGTAGCTTCGGTAAATTTTTCTATTGTATCTCCTAAACCTTTTGATTTCATTTTATTATAATTTTTCGAAAGAATCTGTTTTACTATATGCTTCTTTTTCCCATGGTAAATTAGGATTACCTTCTTTCATTTTATTTCTAGGATATTTTTTACCTTTCCAATATACACACTCATCATCATACCATAAATCACCTCTTTTAATTTGATCTATATGAACTTCTTCGTGCTCTATAACACTTTCTTTAGCTTCCTCAGATTGATCAGGATCTATTAATATAGTTCCATTCTTGTTTCCTTTTCCTAAACAACCTGGTTCTAATTCTCTTTCATAAACTGGAGAGGTTTTTTTAAATGGTGGTTCTAATTTAAATGCCATATTATTTTAATCTTTAAGTGGACCTAAATCTAAGTTTTTATATCTCTCTTGATTTGCTGGATGATTAAAATCACTATCTTTTACATATTTTCCATCTACCATTCTTCCTGGTGGTCTAGCATGGGCTGTTTGAGAAGTTAAAAACATTCCCAAAACCCCAGCCGCTGTTCCTGCTACAGCTCCAA